TGTCGGAGCGGATGATGCGGGCGGGGACGGCGAGGACTTGGGAGGCTTCGTCGATGGCTTGGTCGGCGTCGATCTTGTCGACGCAGTCGGGGGAGGCGGGGGCGATCATGGCGATGAAGTCGCAGAGGCGGATCATGCTACCGAGGCGGGAGACGGATTGCTGCTCGGTGTGGAGGATGGAGACGTATTGGACGTTGAGGGGCTGGCCGAGCAGGATCTCTGGCGGGGCTGGGAAGCGGTTGCTCTCGAGGAGGATGGCGAAGGCGGCGTCGACGAGGCGGTCGAGGAGGTCGGTGTTGAGGCGGGTGAGGACGGGTCCGAGGAGGGCCATCTTCTCGGCGGCGAGTTCGTTGACTTCGCGGGCGGTCATCTGCTTGGGGCGCTGGTTGAGATTCAACATCATCGCGAACAGGTCGTTGAAGAAGTTGCGGTCGATGCGGCCTTCGACTTGGCGGATCTTGGCTTCGAGGTGCTCGATGTTGGGGCGGACTTCGTAGAGCGGGCTGATGGCGGGCTTGTCGCTGCCGAGGGAGTCGTAGTAGGTGATGCCGCCGGGGAAGGTGTTGACGGCGTCTTGGCGCATGCTGGCGGGAGCGGTGAGGGGCGGGTCGTTGAGGAGGGCGAGCGATTTGAGGCTGTCGGTCTCGAGGCGCTGCAATTCTTTGGCGTCGGAAAGGGAGACGTGGCCGGGTCCGAATCCGTAGGAGCCGTTGAGGATCTGCCAGCGGGGGGCGAGGATGGGGCAGTAGGAGAAGGATCGGACGGCGAGGATGGTGTCTTCGGAGGATGCGTCGCGCCAGTAGATGGAGACGAAGGGGTGGGTCTCGGGGACATCGAAGGAGCCGTCGTTGGGCTGGATGAGGTGCCAGATGAGGAAGGTGTCTTCGTGGCGGTTGGCGGCGAGGGCGTTGGAGACGGCGGTGTCGGCGGCGGCGACTTCGGCGCCGAACTCGTCGCGGATCTGGGAGGCTGTGAATTGGAAGGCGCGGAGGAGTGTGGAGATGCCGCCGCGGCGGTCGGCGGCGATCCAGTAGGAGCCGGCGTCGAGGAAGATGGCGTGCATGTCGGCCTCGTCGTCGGGGATGAGGATGGCTGCGGAGGTGCCGAAGGCGCCGAGGTGCAGGTAGGTCTGGTGTAGGGTGGTGTAGATGTTGGACTTGGCGAAGGCGGCGGCGATGGTCTTGGTCACTTCGTCGAGCCATTCGCGGACGTCGGTGCGCTCGGAGGTCTTGCTGTCGCTGATGGCGAGGCGGAACCACTGGGAGGCTGGGGAGGTGATGCCTCCTTGCATGCCGGCGCCGAGGCGGGAGAGGGCGGTGCGGGGATGGGAGTTGATGATGGCGGAGTCGTCGAGGGGGGCGTTGCGGTCGGCGTTGGTGGCGGTGAGTTGGTTGATGGAGCGACCGAAGGCTGGCTCGAAGTTCTGACGGATGGATGTCCAGACGGACTCGTGCGGGACGCGTTCACGCTTGAGGCTCGCGGCGCGGGCTGCGAGTGTGCGGCGGATGTCGGCGTTGGGGGCGCGGGTCTTCATGGTCGGTGTCAGCCTCCGAGTTTGCTGGCCTTGGCGGTGGTGTCGGCGGTGCCGGCTGTGGCGGCGGGGGAGTTGAAGCGGGTCCAGGTGCTGGCGAGGCCTTTACGCATGGCCTGTGAGCGGGCGGCGTCGGCGGAGGCCGTGGCCATCTGGGCGTCGATCTGCTTGAGGGGTTCTTCGGGCGGCGGTGCGGAGGGGACGGATGGGGATTTGCCAGAGCACATGGTGGTTTCCTCGTTTTAGCGGATTGGAATCTGACGGTCGGCTACGGCGCGGAGGGCCGGGGCGTTGGTGAGGCCGGTGGGTGTGAGGGTGAGTGTGTCGCCGGGGAGGATCAGGAGGGCGGTGGTTGGGGCGTAGGCGGCGCAGCCGTTGGTGAAGGTGGCGATGGCGCTGGAGGCCTGGCCTCGGCGGGCGATGGCGAGTGCCATGGAGCCGGTGTCGGGGGCGTTGGTGCCGAGCAGGGTGAGGGATGTGATCTTGATGGCGTCGCCGGGGAGGGCTGACTCGGGCGAGAGGGTGGCGGTGGAGGCGTATTGGTAGGCGATGGTGGCTGCGGCGCGGTTGGTGACGGCGGAGGTGTCGAGGGTGACGGTGTCTCCGGCGGCAATGAAGATGCCGGTGGACCAGGCGGCGGCGCCGTTGGTGAGGGAGAGGGTGACGGCGGCGACGGATGAGGTGGTGATGGTGGTGGTGAGGACGGTGGCTGCGGGGAGGATGGTGCCGGGGGTGATGGAACGGATGTAGCCGGGGAAGGCGGCGGTCCAGGTCGCGGGGGCTACGGGCTGGAGGGTGAGGGCTACGGTGGCGAGGTTGGTGACGCCGGACGGGGTGAGGGTGAGGGTGGCGTTGAGCGGGATGGCGGTGAGGGTGGAGAAGGCGGCGCCGCCGTTGGTGAAGGTGGCTAGGGTGACGCTGACGCTGTTGGTGACGCGGGCGAGGACGATGCTGCCGCCGCCGAGGATCGTGCCGGGTGTGGCGGTGATCAGTTGCGAGCGGGAGGTGATGGCGGCGGATGCGGTGGAGTTGGTCTGGAGGCTGGCGGTGAGGGTGACGGTGTTGGTGGCGTTGGTGGATGTGGCGGTGATGAGGTCGGTGGCGGCGAGCCAGAGGCCGGTGGAGTAGGCGGCGGCGCCGTTGGTGAAGGTGGCGAGGGTGACGGGTACGCCGTTGGTGACGCGGGAGACGACGATGCTGCCGCCGCCGAGGATCGTGCCGGGTGTGATGCTGCGCAGGTAGGTGGCGACGGCGGCGGTGTAGTTGGTGGCGATGCGGGCGGCGGTGTTGGTGGTGGGGAGGGTGCTCCACGAGGCTGTGGCCGGGGCGACGGCGCCTGCGGTGAGGGTGGAGGCTTGCTGGGGGAAGGCTCCGGCGGTGGCGACGGCGGTGGTGGGTGCGGCGGCGCCGCAGGTGATGTCAATCGGGATCGTGATCCACTCGGCGTGGGCGGAGAGGGTGCAGCCGATAACGGCTGCCGCGGTAAGAATGGCTGTAAAAACCTTGTGCATGTGATCGCTCCTTTGCTGGCTGGGTGCTGCGTTGGGGCGATCTTTGCATAAGGCAAAACATCAGAGTCAAGGGGTTTTTGTGGTGGGTGTGAGATTGTTTACAATATTGTAATTGGGGTTTGGAATGGAGCGGATGACGAGGGGGGTTTCGATGGTGGGGCAGTGGTATCGGCAGCGTTTGTTGAGGCAGACGCGGTAGCGGATGACGCGGGCCTGGGTGTGGGAGCGGGTGGATTGGCATCGCATGGTGGCGTTGCATTTGGGGCATGTCATGGCGGGGTCTCCTGGGTGGGCCGCGCGAGAACGCGCGGGCGCAGTATTAAAAGGGTTTGAAGGTGTTGTTGGTGCGGGTGGCCGGCTGGGGGCGGTCGGGCGGGGGCGTGGGTGTGGGGAATTGTGCGGGGACGTCGAGGATGCGGGCGAGGCAGTCGAGCATGTCGTCGTGGGGGAGGACGGGGCAAGGGGTGTATTCGTCGGTGAAGAATTCTGCGGTGAAGTCGCGGACTTCGCCTTCGGAGTTCATGAACATGCAGCGGTTGGGGAACCAGAAGCGGCCGGCGGCGTAGAGGGGGATGAGGCGCTCGATGCGGCGCATCTTGGGCATGGCGCCGCCGATGGCGAGGATCGGGAAGCGGAAGTGCTCGCGGGCCTGGCGGTCGCGGATGTGGGCGATGTCGGCCTGCATGCCGTATTCTTCGTAGGCGATCTGGGCGGTGGGGTAGCGGCGGCGGAGGGCGAAGAGGGCGTCGGCGCGTTCGACGAGGTTTAGGCGATCGCGGATGGCGCCGGGTAGGATGTAGTAGTTCTGGTCGGGGGCGAGGCCGATGGGGATCATGACGGTGTAGTCTTGGCCGCCGTCTTTGCGCTTGGACTTGTCTTTGCCTCCGGCGGGGTCGCAGAGGATCCAGATGTTGAGGGTGTCGAGGGGCGGGTGTGAGGCGCAGGTCTGGAACCAGTCGCGCTGGAAGGTGGCGGTGTCGGTGGAGACGGGGTTGAGGAGCATCTGGGCGCCGAAGGCTCGCGGTCCCATGTCGCGGCGGAGTTGGTTTAAAGTCTTGGGGGAGATGAGGACGGGGGCGCCGTCCATCTGGCCGTTGTCGGTGGCGGGGAAGGTGCGGGGGGCGGCGCTGCCGCGGGCGAGGATGACGGACCAGGTGTCGGCGGGGTGGTAGCGGGTGCCGACGTAGCGGATGCGGGTGCCGTCGGTGCCGAGGGCGAGGGAGTATTCCCAGGCGGCGGTGGTCTTGGTGATCTGCTCGGGGGTGGCGACGGATTCGAGGGTGACTACGTCGTCGTAGACCATGGTGCGGTAGTGGCGGGAGGTGGGCTGGCCGTCGACGAGGCCCCAGCTTTCGATGGAGGTCTCTTTGGGGTTGGACTTGCGGCGGATGAGGAGGCCTTCGTCTTGTGACCAGCGGGGGGATTCTTTGCGGGGTTCTTTCCAGAAGATGTCGGGCCATAGCATGTGGAGGATGGGGTTGCGCTCCATCTCGAGTTGGTGCTGCTTGGCGAATCCGCGGGCGATCTGCTTTGTGTGTGAGAAGATGCCGAAGGTCTGGTCGGGGTCTAGGGCGAGGTCGCGGAGGGTGGCGGCGAAGGTGATGATGGTGGACTTGTAGTGGAACCTGGCCCAGAGGTCGAGGTGGTCGTCGGGGTCGCGCTGCACGTCGCGGCAGCGGTCGCAGAGCCAGGGGTGCATGGCGTCGGTGCGGCCGAGGACGCCGACGAGGAAGAAGAAGAGCGAGGCCTCGGCGAGGGCGGCGAGGTCTCGTGGGCGGCAGTCGTGGATGACGGCCTCTATGAGGTCGGTCTGGATGTCGTAGGGCTGGTCGAGGATGCCGGCGTAGGGGTTCATGGGGTTGCTCCTATGTGGGGTCTGGGGTGGGGTCGGTCAGCATTCTCCATGCGAGTCGCACCACTGCCGGAACCTGTCCGTTGCCGAGTGCCTTACATCGGTCCACCCTATCGGCCAGCCCATGAACCAGTCTTCCCACGTCGGGTTCAGTTGCCCACCAGCCGGATCGCTGTGGCGGATCTCGGTGCAGTTGCCCAGCATCCTCTGCATCTTGCCGTTGGGTGTTCCGGCTGCATCCTCGTTGGCACAGGCCGTCGGCAGTCGCATCACGCTGGTCAAGTTCTTGCTTGCTTTTGTTCCACGCGCCGCTCTCGCCTGTTGTGTCTCCGTGGACTCCGTGGACTCCGTGGCTCGTGGCGTCGGCAGTCGCGTGAATGCCGTCAGGGTGTCGGGCGTGCCGCGGTGTCCACCACTGCATTGCGAGTCTTCCGAGCGTGGCGTCGGCGCTCGCTGGACTTCCCTCGTCAGGCTCTGAAACGCTCCGCTTGCTCTCGTCGTGTTGTTCGCATCGTCTCCTGTCGCTGTCGGCATCCGTTGCGACGATCCAGATTCGTTCTCGCAGGTGGTCAAGTGTCGGTCGATCATTGCGCGAAAGGCATTCAAACCAGATGGCGTCGGCAGCCGATA